CGAGATGATCCGTGCCATGCAGAACAACGAGGGCATGACGGTCATCGATGCCAAGGACGAATTCACGGCGCTGACCTACACCTTCTCTGGTCTGTCTGACGTGATGATCCAATTTGCGCAGCAACTCTCCGGAGCACTTAAAGTGCCGATGGTCAGGTTGTTCGGGCAGACTCCAACAGGTCTTAACACCTCGGGCGAGTCAGACCTGCGCATGTATTACGACAACATCAGCCAGGAACAGCAGGCCAACCTCAAGGAACCACTTGGCGTTGTTCTTCGTGTGCTTCATCAGTCCGAGTTCGGTGAGGCAGTTGGAGATGATTTCGACTTCGAATTTGAGCCCTTGTGGCAGCTGACTGACCAACAGAAAGCTGAAGTGGCTGATCGTATCACCACCACCGTGGTTAACGCCACGGAGGCTGGTCTGATCGGCAAGCCTACCGCCATGAAGGAACTCAAGCAGTCGTCCGAAATCACAGGTGTGTTCTCGAACATCTCTGACGAAGACATCAAGGAAGCTGAGCTCGAACCGCCTGTGCCTGGGGAACTGGGTATGGAAGGTTCTGAGGCCGCTGATCCCCCAGCTGGCGCAGGGGATGGCGAAGAGGTGGTCCCGCTGAGTCCTCCCGATCTGGCGGGACCATCTATTCCTGACCTGAGCAAGACGGTGTGGCCGGTGCTTCCCAAGCAGGTCGGATCAGTTGTGCTCAACGGCGAGGATGTCAAGCTGAGGATCGTCTAACATGGCCCGTGCATCATCTTGGCAAAAGGCTCGACGGGCTGACACAGCCTTCAGTCGAGCTCTAGTCAAGGTGGCTCGGATCGTTGGACGTATCGTCCAGCAGTTTGGTGAGAACCATGCAGCTGCTCGACGAGCTCTCGAAGAATATGCCCGTATCATTACGCCATGGGCGCAGTACACCGCCAAGTCCATGGTTGAAGATGTATCGGCCCGCGATCTTGCCGCCTGGAAGGCTAATAGCCAGGCGATTGGAGCAGGGCTGCGGAATGAGGTTGCGCGTACCGCAGTCGGTGCTCGAACAATCCAGCTGACGAATGAGGGCGCCAAGCTCATTCGTAGCTTGCCAACGGAAGCTGCTGAACGAGTCAGCAAACTTTCGCTGGAGGCCATGTTTGACGGTGCACGTGCGAGTGAGATCCAAAAGGAGATCATGCGCACAGGGCAAGTTACTGAAGGTCGTGCACGAACGATCGCTCGGACTGAAGTTGGTCGAGCTGCGAGTGCTTTAACTCAGGCTCGTGCCGAGTCCATCGGATCGACTGGCTATATCTGGCGGACGGTCGGTGACTCGGACGTTCGACCTTCGCACAAGAAGATGAATGGCAAGTTCGTGGCATGGGATAACCCGCCAACACTTGACGGAATGACCGGGCACGCAGGCGCGTTGCCTAATTGCAGATGTTATGCTGAGCCGGTCATTCCGGACTAGGGAGACATAGAGATGGCGACTCAGATCCTGGCCACCGGCACTGGCGCGGCAAACTCCTCTGATTTGGTGGTTGCGGCGGGGACACCGGTCACCGTCTGCCTGAAGGGAACCAGCACCGCACGTGCGATCGTCCGCATTCAGCTCAAGGACGACGCTGCTGCCTACAACACGATCGGGACGCTCTCCACTCCTGATGACAATGCCAAGGTCATCGATGCTCCTGGCACCTATCGGTTCCAGCGCATTGCGGCCAGTGGCATCTGCGGGGTCTTCCGTGACTGAGCTCCTGCGAGAGCCACTGCGGTCGGTCTTCTCCCCGGTTGTCGTGCCGATTGGCAGTCGGCGCGCGGGCGGAGGTCTCCCCTTCGTTCCTGCCCAAGGCTGGGGCGCCATCACCGGTCTCTTCGGCGTGCGCACGGAAGACCAAGCGCTTCTGGACGAATGGCAGACATGGTTGGGAGTAGCGCCGCAATCCTATCTCGCCTTCGCCAACGGATCGACCTGGGCGAACATCATATCCTACGCGACCGCTGAGGCAGCTCGAGGAGCACTGGGGCCTGTTCACTGGTCAGTGGCCATTCCACCAACTGCCACGCTGGCTGAGGTTGCAGCTGGTGTCCACGACTCGTGGTTTCGGCAGCTTGCAGACATCTTCCTTGCTGCCAGGCCCTCCGATACCCGCATCCCGATGCGCCCCCTATGGGAGCCACAATTATCGCAGTGGCCCTGGTATTGCGTTGGGCATGAGGATGACTACAAGGCTGCCTTCCGGCGCATTGCTCAGGTCTTCCTGAACAAGTCCACCAAGTTCCGCATCGAGTGGTGCCCCAACTTCAACACGGAGATCTCGGGAAATCCGTACAACCCCGACCTCATCTGGCCTGGCGACTCCTATGTTGACGTCGGTGGGATGGACTTCTACTACATCCCAGCGTTTGATGGAACTGACATGGTCGCGGCCTGGCGGTTCAAGGTCGATGCGCCCTACGGTCTCAACTGGATGAGCGCCTACATGCGCGGCAAGGGCAAGCCCCTAGCGCTGACGGAGTGGGCTCTTGGTGGGGACAACGCTCAGTTCTATGTGTCGAGCATGCGGGACTTCATCGCGGACAACGCCGACATCCTTGCCTATCACCACTACTACAACTCCGACATTCCTGGAGATCCGAATTTCCAGGACCGCCTCGATCTCAACCAGTATCCGGCAACTTGTGCTCGCTTCCTGACCGAGTTTGGCACAGCACCACCCGTCAATCTGGAGACGCCATCAATTAGTGGGGCCGGCTGGAACCTCACAGCGGCGACGCGCACCACCGGACAAGCTGGTCAGAACGGTGGAACGGCGGCTGTGCGTCTTCTGGAGACCACAGCCAACAGTCAACACGCTGTTGCCCGGACCACGACAAAGGCTGCTGCCGCCGCAAATCGCTATCGTGTCTTCGCCGACGTGAAACCGGTCGCGGGGCGTGAATACTCCCTCATGCAGATATTTGAGGACAGTTTCGGATCTGCTGCCGTGGTTTACAACAGCATGGCGAACGGCAATGTCGGGACGTTCTTCGTCTATGGGGCGTTCGGGGCGATACTGCCCTTCGGCTATCCGCTGAGGAACGGCTACTTCAGGGTGGGAATGGAGACTGTCTTCGGTGACGATGCCTCGGCTGAGGTTCGCATTGGCACATCCAACGCGGATGGAACCAGCAGCTTCATTGGTGATGCGGCCAAGGGCCTCGACATCGATGCCACTGTGATGATGCGGCGCGTCGCATTGAGTTGACAGCCCACTGAACAAACAATGTGACCCACTGATAGTGACAGGAACACACGATGTCCCTTGGCAACACCTTCGAAAATGACCTGCTGAAGCTCATCTTCCAGGCCACAGCGATCGCGAACATCGCGGACAACGCTGCGTCCTCGCCGCTCACCAACCTTTACATGGGTCTGCATACCGCGGATCCTGGTGAAGCTGGCGACCAGACCACGAACGAGATCTCGTACACGGGCTATGCTCGTGTCGCGATCCTTCGCTCGGCGTCTGGCTGGACGGTCTCGACCAATACGGTCGTGCCGGTCGCGGCGATCACCTTCGGTGCCATGACGGCGGGTGCGGGCGGCACGGTCACCTTCGCGGCTGTCGGTACGGCGGCGTCTGGTGCCGGCAAGCTGCTGGTCTCGGGCGCCGTTTCGCCGACCATCGCCGTCACGACCGGTGTCACCCCGCAGCTCACGACGGCGACTACCATCACCCTGGACTGATCTCTGGGAGGTCGCCTGAGCCATGGCCAACGTCCTTCCGGGGAACTCAAGCGTCTCCGCCAGGGACGGTTCCACCGTCAACATCTCGCACACTGTTGCGTCAGGATCCAATCGCTATCTCGCGGTTGGCATCGATCTTCGCAACCCAGACATTGACGATATCACAAGCGTCACCTTCAACGGTGAGTCGCTCAGTCCCATTGTCGAGTGGGAGGAGTTCTACACTCTAGGCCTGCGCTGGTATGGCATGATCGCGCCCTCCGAGGGTACGTTCGATGTTGTCATCACGCTGAGCAACTACCGCTATTTTGTCGCGGCGGTTGCTGACTTCACCAACGTCGATCAGACGACGCCGGTCGACGTGACCAGCGCTGGTGGCGCCTACTCCAACTCGATCACGCGCTCGATGACCACCACGGTCGCGAACGCCTACATGATCGGTATGGGCTCGATCCGGACTGGCGGCACTGCGTCAGCGTCCGGCGGTTCCACTGTCATCGGGCAAGCCACTGCGACCAGTGGCTTCAGCGACGTCGGCCTGATGGTTGTCAAGGAGGCCGGAGCGGCGGGCTCCAATTCGCTCGCCTACGCCAGTTCGATCACGGACGTCATGGGCTTGGCCGTTATGGCCCTCACCCCTGCGTCGGGTGGTGGAACCAGCGACGGCGTCGCGACGATGTCCGGCACCGGGTCACTCTCGGCTGTTGGTCGGACACTCCGCACTGGCGCGGCCACAATGGCCGGCACTGGTTCGTTGGCTGCAGTCGGTCGGACTCTTCGAGTCAGCGCCGCCACCATGGCGGGCACTGGATCACTGTCCGCTGTCGGTCAGACACTACGACGGACAGCTGCCACCATGGCAGGCAGTGCCAGCCTCGCGGCCGTCCTCGCTGCCACCAAGCGCGGCGCGGCTACCATGGCCGGCACCGGCACGCTTGCGGCGATTGGAGCAGCCACGACTCGTGCTGCGGCGACGCTGTCTGGGACCGGCACGCTTGCAGCGACGGGTCGCTCCACTGGAGCTGGTGCCGCCACAATGGCGGCTACTGGCGATCTGACCGCAGTCGGAACGGGCATTCGCTCTGGTGCCGCGACAATGTCGGGGTCCATGTCGCTTGCTGCGGCTGGTATCGGGATCCAGGTGATCACGGGCGCTGCGACGATGCCAGGGTCTGGCACGCTTGCGGCGACTGGGGCTGCTACGGGTCGTGGCGCATCTACAATGGCTGGGACGGGGAGTCTCACGGCCGTCGGTAGATCAACCAAGGCTGCTACTGCCATTATGGCGGGTACTGCAGTTTTGGCTGGCACGGGTCATGCGACTGCGGCTGTAGCTGCTGCGATGACTGGATCAGGCACCTTGTCCGGTGCTACAGCGGTTCAAATCGCCGCGGTTGCTACGATGTCTGGCATCGGTGCACTGAACGCATTCAGTGACTCCGGGACGCTCATCTCGGGCGCCGCGACGATGTCGGGATCTGGCTCCTTGACTGGGGCCATGATAGCTACCTCTCGAGGTGCCGCTACCATGATTGGTGGGGGTTCACTCTCTGGTACTTTCAGGGTCACAGCGAATGCTTCCGGTAATTTTACTGGTCTGGGCACCATGTCCGGAACCGGTAGATCAACAGCCCAAGGCTCCCTAACGGCAACGGGATCCGGAAGTCTTAGTGGAATAATGTCGGCGACTGCGAGAGCAGTCGGACTGATGTCTGGTTATGGTAGTCTAGACGCCGCAGGATCAAAGATCCTGAGTTCTTCTGCCTTGATGACAGGGTATGGAACTCTTGTCGGTGTCGGTTCTGCCATTACCGCAGATACTATTCCAAGGATCCAGTTGCTTACCGAAGTGACGTGGAAGCTTCAACTCGAAGCCAAGGTGACAAGGCGTGTCTCTCTAGAGTCGCGCGTAACGAGGCGGGTGTATCTGGAGACTGAAATCTTATGAGCGCCGAAAACCAAGACATCGAAATTGGTGCCGGCGATACTCTTGAGGTTGAGTTTGCGCCCATCCTAGATCAGAATGGCTTGGTCATTGATTTGACCACAGCTGTTGTTATCCGCTGGTGGATGGGACTCTCCTCCTCTTCCACTGGCACAAACGTCAAGTTGAAGAAGACCATCGGAAATGGTTTAACGCTCCTTGGAAATCAGGGTGTGCTTCTTCTGCTTAACGCGGTGGACACGGCTTCACTTCTTCCTGGTATTTACTACCATGAGTATGAAGTCATTCTGCCTGATACTGTCGACGTTGAACTTACCCCAACCACGGGTAAGTTTGCAGTCGATACACGCCTGATCCGAAATCAACCGGTATAAGCATCACTGAGCAAAATGCTCAGACCAACCAAACGGAGAATACAATGCCTGGTTACGTTCGTCGCGGTCGTTCGCTTGCCGCTCTCGGTTCCTTCACCTTCCTGCAGCTTGTCGCCCAGGTGCTCGTCGCCCGCGCGGGCGGCGGCAAGCCTCTGGCCACCCCGGTCACGGCCACCCAGATCCAGATCTCAACCGTCGCCACGGCGGCGGACTCGGTCCTCCTGCCAGTGCCCAAGGCTGGCGACTTCAAGATCATTCTCAACAGCGGTGCGAACGCAGCGCAGCTCTTTGGGGCCGGCACGTCCACCATCAATGGTGCTGCGACTGGAACCGGCGTCTCGCTGGCTGCCACGAAGATCGCTGTCCTGCAGTGCTTCGTCGACGGCAACTATGTCATGACCCTCCTGAACTGAGCAGGTCAACTATGAGCACGACGGTTATCACAGTCAACGGATTGAATTTCCGTCGTACTCGCGACGTTGGCAATCCGAACCACGCCAACAATGGCCAGTTCTCTTCTGGTGGTGGCGGTGGGGGTGGCAAAAAGTCCACTAAAAAGGAAGAACCTGAAAAACACGAACAACCGACCAGGAGTTTGGGCGCAAAGGGCAGTGGCGTTAAGCCAAGCACAAATATACACCCAGAGTCTTGGTTGAAAGCTCGTAAAGAGTCTTCTGCTGGTCAACACGCTAATCGTCTGGAAGCTCTTGCAGAAAAGCATAAGAGCAACGGCAGAGCTTCAAATCATTTCGACATGGCTCGAGGCCATCGAGAAATGGAATTTAGCACAGGCCATGCTGGCAATGAAGCCTTGTCCAAGGCTCATGCTAAAGAAGCAGAAAGACATGAGGCACTCGGCCACAAGTATAAGCCGAAGAAAAAGAACCAGGACTAGTAAGACATGAGCCGCACCACAGACCGCGCCCAGTCGGATGTCTACACTGTCCAGACACTTGGTCGCACGCAGGAGATGACCCCCGAGGGGTTCCTCCTGTGCCGCGATGTGCCGATCGCTAGGGTCGGCGAAATGCTTTACAGCCCCAACGACGGGCTGCCTGTGAAGCCTGGCAGAGATTTTCTTGTTCGCATCACGCGAGATGAGTCGGTGCTTTTGCACCAAGACACTCTTGCGTCGTTCGAAGGCAAGGCAATCACGATCGATCATCCTGATGAGGATGTTGGTCCTGACAATTGGTCGAAGCTTTCGAAAGGCTTCGCCCGCAATGTCCGAATTGGTGAGAATGAACTAGCTGGTCACATGATCGCCGATCTTCTCGTCATGGACAAATCAGCGATTACGCAGGTCCGCGACGGGCTGCGTGAAGTCTCCCTTGGCTACGATGCCGAATATGCTGATGACGGCGGAGGGCGGGGGCGGCAAGTAAGCATCACCGGTAATCACATTGCTCTGGTTGAGCGTGGCCGGTGCGGACCAGTGTGCTCAATCGGAGATAGCGAGATGAAGACCAGGGACAAGTCCCAGAAGACCCAGGACAAGAAGTCCTGGATGGATCGCATGAAGGCCGCCTTCTATACCAAGGACGAAGATGCTTTCGTCAAGGAGCTCGAGGGTGCGCCGGACGTTGCCGACATCGATGGTGACGACAAGACGCACAACATCGTGATCAACCTGAACGGTGGATCTCCGGAGCCTGCAGCTGCAATCGCCGCGGATCCGGTGCTTCCTGTGACCGATCCGGCGGCTGTGGTTCCTCCCGACCCGAATGCCGCGATCATGACGATGCTCGAGTCGATCAACACCCGCCTGACCGCCCTCGAGGGTGGTTCGGATGATGATGACGGCGACGGCATCCCGGATGAAGAGGAAGAGGTCGAGACCAAGGACTCGGACGACGAAGACGAGGACGAGACGAAGACCAAGGACAAGAAGACGCTCGACAGCGCGTCTCTTGCCGAGGAGTTCTCGGATACTGTCGCTCGTGCCGAGATCCTTTCTCCCGGCATCAAGATCCCCACTTTCGACAGCAAGCTGACCAAGGCGAAGACTGTCGATCAGATCTGCGGCCTGCGTCGTCGGGCGTTGCAGAAGGTCGCGGAAGAACATTCGGCCTCGATTGCCCCTCTCCTGAAGGGTGTCGACCTGAAGAAGTCGACCTGCGACTCGATCCGCACCACCTTCATCGCGGCCTCGGAAATCGTCAGTCGCAAGACCAACGACTCCCAGTTCGTCATTCGTCGCCCCGTCAGGGACAGCGAAGCGAAGGGTATCCCGTCGATCGCCGACATCAACAAGCGAAACCGCGAGTTTTGGGACGCGAAGACCAAGTAACTCGCAAATACATCTCTCTGGAGAAAGAAAACAATGGTCGCTTTCAAGTATAGGATCCCTGCGGGTATCCCCGGCGCGGTCAATCGTGCAGTCCAGGCCACTATCGAGGCTCAGGTCTACGACGCCGCCTTCCCGGTTCTTCTCTACGGTGTTCCGGTCAAGATCGTCTCGGGCCTCGTTCGCCCCATCGCTTCTGGCGATGCGGCTACCGTGGTCTATGGCTTCCTGGCCCGACCCTATCCGGCCAACTCGTCGCAGGACGGTCTCGGCGCTGCTGTGCCGAACGTCGCCGCGATCGCCGACGTCATGCGTCGCGGTTACATGACCGTGAAGCTGAACAACGTCACGGCGGCGACGAAGAATGGCGGAGTCTACGTCCGCCAGGCCGATCCCACTGGTCCCACCCCGATCGGCGGTATCGAAGCCGCTGCCGACGCTGGAGATTGCGTGCTCATTCCGGGCTGCGTCTTCATGGGCCCCGCTGACGCCGACGGCAACGTCGAAATCGCCTACAACATCTGAACGAGGACAGCTCAGACATGACCAAGAATGTACTTCTCCCTGGTCTGGGTGCGGGCCTCGTTGCCCTCGCCAAGCCCGCTCTCATCAGGGCGCGCACGCGTGACGCCATGATGACCTATGACTCGCGCACCGTCGACTCGACGGGTGCATTCCTGGTCGGTGAGCTGGAGCGTCTCGATCCGACGCTGCACGATCCGCTGGTTTCGGTCACCTGGCCGCGAGACATCGACCTTCGCGAGGATGTGACGATCGGGGATGAGGTTTCCTCGTTCACGAACAGCTCCTTCGCGGCTGCTGGCGGTATCAACCCGACCGGCAAGGCGTGGATCGGCAAGGAGTCGAATGCGATCACGGGTATCGCGCTCGACATCGGCAAGACCGCCCAGCCTCTCTATCTCTGGGGCATGGAAGTCGCCTATACCCTGCCGGAACTCGAGTCCGCCATGAAGTTGGGGCGTCCGATCGACGTCGCCAAGCTTGACGGTCTCAAGCTCAAGCACAACATGGACACCGACGAGATGGTGTATGTTGGCGATACGACCGTCGGCAAAACCGGCCTGGTCAATTCGTCGGCTGTCACCAACATCGCCGCGGTGGCCAATGGTGCTG